GGACTCTTCCACGTGGCGTTTGGCGCTATTCTAGGTGTTGCTGCATGGACCAGAGGAAATGCACAGATTGAACAAATCAAACAGAGTGGAGAAAGTGATCGTTCTCCTAATACTCCGGTTATGATGCCCACATATTATCTACCATCACAGGTCCAACCACAGACTCCTGCATCACCGCTCCAGGAAGAAATGACTTCTGAATTTCCTGGAATTGAGGATCCAGATAGACCGGAATAACTTGGATAAGTATTAGTATGACAGAGATCCCGCTCTTCATCCGACTAAAAACCGCAGAAGGGCTTCCCAAACAGGAAGCTCTCGCGTGGTATCATTGTGTAAAGAACAATACTCCGTCTGGAGTTCTATCCAGCGTACAGACAATCAACCCTCAGGGTGATCCTGATGTGATCTTTATGGTCCACAAGACGACTCGTGGGGGAACTCATTATTATGAAATTCCTCTAACTCGCGATCTAACAAGCCAAGAAGTGCAAGTTATTGAAGAAGCATATCCCACGGGCGAGATTGAAACAAGTTCTGAAGATGTGAAAGCCGCGCGTCAAGGTCCAGCTGACGCTGTTGTAATGGACGAGGAACGCTACAACACCCTATGTGAAACGCTGGCTAAACACCAACATCAACGATGGTATGAAGCAAGAGCTAAATCCGGTTGGTCATTTGGTCTATTGGTTAACGAGAAAAGCAAGCAACACCCTCTTATGCGCCCATGGGAAGATTTACCTAGTAAGTATCGTGACGTCGACTATCAGCTACCACACCTATTCATGAACATGCTCGCTGAGCAAGGTTATGTGGTAGTTGCCAGGGACGATCTGAATAAGTGGCTTGAAAAGAAGTAAAACTGTGAAAACTATAGATATTGTTCTATCACTGTTGGATCCACAGGGAAATCATCGGGCAACCATTGAACAGGCCTGGGATCAAGACGTTGAACATTTTTGGATTGGGCTTAGTCTTGGAACTTCACCTGACTACGATTTTGGAGTCACGAAAGTTCCAGGACTATCTCAAGATGACCAGGAACCTGGAACCCTAACATTCCCTGAGTTCTACGATCTAGCACTCAAGTTGAGTAACAGAGATCTTATAGGCGCGGCGGCACAAGAAGCCATTGAACAAGCTGCTCTACGTGCCGAGGCGCAAGAATGGAACCTCTGGTATCGACGAATTCTACTCAAAAGCATCAACAAACATTTTCCAATGGAAACTATTCGAGAAGAGCTTATCCGCTTGACATCTGAGTAGCCTATGTTACGGATCATATATAGATCGAAAACAAGGAGTTCAGATGAGCACGGACGTAAAAGCTATCTCGGCGGAACTGGCACTCGAGATTCTCTCGGGTGAGCAAGAGCCGGATGAGGCAACTATCGTTGATATCCTTTCCGAGGCATCGGATCTCTTCCACAATGGTGGAGACAACGATAGCGAATCGTTCCTCACTGATGCCCAGTATGACGAGCTGGAGAAGATGCTCCGCTCGATCAATCCCAAGAATCCGTTCCTGACGACCGTTGGTTCCGATGTTCGTGGCGGCAAGGTCGACTTGCCTCACCCCATGGGATCGCTGGACCAAGTCTATGAAGGCGAAACGATCAAGTGGGTTGAGGCCAACGGTTGGCTCAACGAAACTTTCGTTATCTCGGACAAGCAAGATGGCACCAGCGCGCTCAATCGTCATGCCAAGGGCAAGCTGCAAATCGCGTATTCGCGCGGCAACGGTTTCCAGGGTGCTGACATTACCCGTCACATGAGCCGCATCAAGGCCCTTCCTGCCAAGGCCAAGCTGAATGCTGACGTGCGCCTTGAGGTCATCATGGCCGACAGTGTGTTCGAGGCTCTGCGCGCTGAAGCAGAAGCCGAGGGTGGTCGGACCTACAAGAACCCGCGCAACTATGTTGCGGGTCGAATGAACGCCAGTGAATCCCCCGACAGCTTCTACGACAACGTCAAGGTGATCGCGACCAGCATCGTCGAACCCCTCATGAGTAAGTCGGACCAGTTCCGAGTCCTCGAGGAAGCCGGCTATGAAGTCACGCCCTATATTACGAAAAAGGGTCACGAACTCACCGACGAATTCCTGATCGCTTACTTGAATGAGCGGCGCGCTAAGAGCCCCACGGCGATTGACGGTATTGTGATCGACCTCGACAATCTCGCGATCGTGGAAACGCTGACACGCAAGTCCAGCAGCATCAATCCGATCAGCAGCAAGAAGTTCAAGGTCGGCAGTGAAGACAACGTGGCAATTGCAACGGTCAAGGCGGTCCACTGGAATCCCAGCAAGGCCGGCTACTTGAAGCCGCGGGTTGAAATCGATCCGGTGGATCTCGTTGGCGTGACCATCTCCTACGCCACTGGCTTCAACGCCAAGTTTATCCGCGACAACATGATCGCACCTGGCGCCAAGATCCAGATCACTCGCTCGGGAGATGTGATTCCCTTTATCCAAAAGGTTGTGGAGCCTGCGGCACAGTGGGCTGAACCCAGCGAGAACGATTTTGGTCCTCTGGAATGGACGGATGGACAGGTCGATCTGATGATGACCGACACGACCAACAACCGTGCGGTCCAAATCGAGATCATCAACAGCACTTTTGGGACCACTGGCCTCGATGTTCCGCACCTGCGCGAAGGGAGCATTGAAAAGCTCTATGATGCAGGGCTGACGACTTGTGCCCAGATCATTCGGGCAGATGAAGCAACGCTGAAGGCGGCCGCCGGTGACAGCGCGGGCACCAAGATCTACAATGGTCTCAAGCTCAAGCTGGGCAACGTAGAGCTTGGCATCCTCGCTGGTGCAACCTCACTGCTGGGACGCGGCATCGGTCGGCGCAAGATGACCAAGGTCATTGAGGCGCTGGGTAATGATCCCATCTTGAACGGCACGGTGTCGGTGCAGGATATTGCCAAGCTCGAGGGCTTTGAGTCCAGGACCGCGCAGACCATTGTGGACAACCTTCCCAAGTTCCTCGAATTCCTGAAGGAAATTGACGGCTATTACACGCTGGTTGCTCCCAAGGAAAAGGTCAGCGGCGGCGATCTCGACGGCATCACTGTGGTGTTTACTGGTATTCGGGACAAGGACCTGGAAGCCAAGATCGAAGCACGTTCGGGTCGTATCGGCTCCTCGGTCAACAAGGACACGACTTATCTGGTCGCCAAGGACCCCAGCGGCAATTCGAGCAAGTTGGTCAAGGCGCGCCAGCTGATCGGCGAAGACAATGTGATTTCGATCATGAAGGCCAAGGAGTTGTGGGGCTGATGGACGGAAAAAGCGCAAAGTGGTTTTTTATCGCAATGGCTATCCCGCTGGTCGCGGTCAGTATCGGTCAAGCCATCGATAACTATTCCAAGAACAACGCAAAGCGTGATATCATCGTTGCCTGCTATCAAGCTGGTAACGGCGGCTGTGACGAGCTTTGGAAGAGGGAGATCAAGTAATGAGCAGTAACCCTTTCAACCCCATCGCGGGCATCGGTCTAACCCCGATGTTCCGTGATCCAGGGGAAAAGCGTTTTTCCTCGCAAGAATGCCTCCAGGCGCTGATCGACAAGATCCGCAACGAGCCTGAGATCGTCCAGAATCAATTCAACATTGTGAGCAAGGAACAATCGGGGGAGATGCACTCCACCTACTGGCCTGCTCTGCTGGATCCGACCAACTGGACCCGAGTGAGCACCCATCGTCCCACACATGATGCCGAGGGCGAATCACTGGGCGGAACCAACCGAGAGGTCCGAGTCTACGAAAATGACTTTTGGATGGACAACCGAAAGCATATGGTTGGAACCGTGA